CCAGTAACAGAAGTTTGCGTATTTAAATCTATAGAAAATATTGGAGTGTCAAGGACAGCATTGGTGTTGTAAAGATCTATGCCGTTTGAAGTATAGACTACTGACTGTCCACTAGTTGTTGCAGAAGTCTTAATTATTTTAAGGTTTATCTTTCCTTTGTCTGGACCTTTATCTCCGTAGATAATTAACTTTGGACCATCAAAGTTCCCTAGCACTTTTGCTCCTGCAGTTTGTGTTCTTCCACTAACCCATATTCCCGGATCTCCCAAGTAACTGATTTGAGATAATCGCACGTTTGAAGATCCAACTATCACAGAATGAGAATAGTAGTTAACAAGATTAGAACCAGAACCAGTAAGCGATCCCATAAAATTTGATCCAGATGGACTTGCTGTTCTGACATAGTTGCTACCAATCAAAGATATATATTGTATGTTATCACTATGGTAATAAATATAATATGCACCATCTGGTCTTGAGCCTGCGTTTACATCTGTTAATGATCTAAAGTATAAATTATTATTAGCGTCAATATAAGAGTAAGTAGCGGTTGTTGATGTTGTAGTTTCATATGTAACTAAATATGAATCTTGATCAAAAGACTGCTCAATTGTATTGTTTGATGAAGAAAAAACTTGACCTATGTTTAATGTGTCCAACGGAGCATGAATCCAATCATTTACCTTCAAATTGTCAGCAAGTGCGGGAAAAGATATTAATCTCCTGATTGGAGGTTTTACAGACGTTGTTAAAGCCGATGTAGTATAATAATTAAACCAAGACATAGTTATAGCTCTTTGTAAAGAATCTCAAAATCATATGTGCTAATCTTATCATCATCTATCTCAATTTCAAAGGTGGCACTATATTCATGTCCTCCACCTATCTTTTGAATAGCCTCAAAACCGGATAGTACTAAGTTTGAATATGGCTTAGTATCAACGTTGTCGTAATAATCCTGTCTTGCAGATTCGTAATCTATTGAGTTAGCACTTATGGGATTACTTCCATCTTCAAAATTGTGACTATGATTTGCTAAGCTAACGCCATCTATCTTTGCCCCATTTTGAACAGTTATGTCACCTTTTATAATTCCGCCGTCAGCTCTTAAATATTGCGGGTGGGCATCTCCGTCTAGATCATCTAAATCATTATGGGAAGATCTAAGACTTTCTCTTTTTGAATTGTCTACATATATTTGATCAAAAATGTCGTTATACTTAATTACGTCTTCTGGCGTTGGAGAAGCTAATGCTACTGTTCTTTGAACAGCAAATTCTTCTAGCTGAATTATATAATTAATATATCTTCTTTTTAATCTTAAGAGCTCTAAATAGGCTCTCATTCTTTTGCCTAAGTTTATTCTCTTTTCTACAAGGTCAGTAGTTACAGAACCTAAGTTCCCAACTATTGCGTTACTTGCAATAATCATTTCTCCAGTTAACATAGGAGCATCTTTAGCAAAGCCTGTAGTATTAATATCTACCATAATTGGTTCTATTAACTTAGACTTAAATGTCATTGCAGGAATTAAGTAATTATTGTAAAACATATCACCTAAGTCAACGCAGTCTCTTTTAATCAGGCCAAGTATTGAATCTATCTCAGAAGAGATTGAGTTTACTCTGATCGAAAAAAACGCTTGAAATTGAGCGGCTTGTTTCTTAGAGACTTGATCCAATTCGGATTCTGGAATTGAGACTGACTGGGTTGTGATTTCTTTGGCAAACTGTTTCGTATAGTGCGTAACTGCTTTTGTCCAGTCTGCGAGATGTTTTGCGATTTCGCCTTCTGTTTCATCTTTATACTCTTCTCCTAAATAATATATAACTATATTTTTTATTATTGAAACTTCACTATTAATGTAGCTTAGTATTTTTTTTAAACTTATTAAATGTCCAAAACTTGTATGAGATATAGCTATATCATATTGCTTTACAAACTCTCTACAAGCTCTACACTTGTGCTCTTGAGCGTATGTGTACTCTCTATAGCATATAAAGTCTGGAGCAGTTTTTACCTCCATAGTCGTAAATGTATTCTCATCATCTTGTTGATTATTGTAATACTTTTGTGCGTCTTGCCAAACTGCTTTATGTGCAGTTTCCATTTCTACAGAAACATATGCATTAATATTAACTTTAAGTAGGTTATCGTCTAGTTCCTGAATTAATTTTTTAATTATTTGATCACAGTCAAATACATAAGATCTTACTTGTCCAATAGGAGTTTGTGAAATATTCCCATAATTTGCTAATTGACCAGATCCTTGCACACCTGCTTCAAACTCTCTTTTTTCTACAGAGTTAAAAGAAGATACGTCAGAATATGGGTCATTAAAAACGTTCTCTACTGCACTTGAATTTCCTAATCCATAGTTAGCCATTTTTAAAACACCTGTCTTTTAATTGGTGCACTTGCACGTCTACTAAAACTTTTTCTCAATGATGTCTTTGCACCTAGGGAGTCTGTTCTGTTTGCCACTTTTGTTTTGCTTGCATCAGTATCGTCGTCTTCTCTGTCGCCACTTCCTGGCATGAAGAACGTATTAGAGAATGAGCTAGTAGTTGTAGTATATCTTGCTTTATGCAAATCTCCATAGTTTTGAGTTATAGAAAGTAAAGCTAGAATTAGTGCATCGTGTGCGTGATCTTGTGCTGATCCGCCTGCTTCAAATACTGGTCTACCAGTTTGAGTAGTTCTTAATACGACATAAGATATTAATTGCATATACATTTCATTATCTTTTTCCGGAATCATTAATAATTCTTTTTCAAGATATTGTCTTAAGTTATCTACCATGTATGGTTTAATTTCTTTTTTCACAACCTGTTTAGTATATGGATCTCTTAAATCTATAGACTCTCCAAATCCAATACCTTTAACTTTTTGTTTTAATCCAGAAAGAGGATTCTCAACACCGTATTTATGCAGAAGTTCTACCTGGACTTCTCCGTAACCTCTGTCCACATAAATGTGCTTTGGCATAAAAATATTATTTAAATCAACAATTCTAGAAACTGCTTTAGTTAATGTATATTCAGATCTTTCTATTTCTTCTCTATAAGCAAGTCTGACTTTATTTCTAAATCTTTCTTCCTCATATGTATCTGAACATACCTCTAGAACAACTATGTTTGTACCTGCTCCGTACTTATCCCAGTCAACTCCTATTACATGAAAAGATCTAGCTGACTTTAGTTCGGCATCGTAATTCCAGTTTGGTTCTATGAAAGCTTTATCAACGTATTTTCTTGGATATACGCCTTCTGCATCTTCGCCCCAGTCAGCTTCAATTTCATGTCTGTATCCTATTTCTGAATACTGTTCCCTAAATTCGTCTTCTTGTTCTTTTGCAAAATAAGGGTTGCAATATGAAGGAAACCAAAACTCCTTAAACCTTTCGGATCTACACCACTCCCAAAAACGTTCTCTTCTACCAGTTGGCGTTGAAGCTCCAATCAAAACTTTATCTGGTTGATCCTCAGCTGTTTTCTGAAGCATGGCGTACAAAGCGTCAAGGTCGTCTGCGTGCATGTAGTCCATTTCGTCAAGAACAATAACATGCGCTTCCTGACCACGAGCTACGTCGGACTTTCCGCCAGAACGCATACCAGATGTAAAGAATCTAATAGTTGATCCATTAGAGAATTGAATCATGAATTGAGGGCTTGTAACTTTTCTAACTATAGAGTTCATTACAATTTCATTCTTAGATGCAAGTCTTAGAATTTCTTGATAGATTAACTCAACGTGAGATTTCATTGGCGCAATAACAAGACATCTGCCATCTTTATGAGTATAGCTATAATGCAGTAAATAAACAGCCATGCTAAATGTTTTACCAAGACGACGACCGGCTCTTAGAACTTTTCTTAATGCAGGGTCCCTTAAGATTAGAGTTTGATAGACTCTTGTTTCTGCCTGTAAAAATTGTCTTGCCCATACGCACGGGTCTTTAGCTATGTGTATCTGCCTTTGTTGTTCTCCGGAGATTCCAAGATCTAAAAGATCCATATCAAGATCAAATGGTTCGTCAACCAACAAAGATAATTCTTTATTCGTTAACGGACGTTCTGTTATTGTACTTCCATCTGCCCAAGTCAAATGGTTTAATTTATTTTGAAAAACCCATTCAATTCTATTGATTTGTTTGAATGTTTCTATATCTTGATCTTTTATTATTTCTAATAAATCTTCTCTAGATAGTTTTTCTAAATCTTGTCTAAACTTTTTAGTTTTTGATGATAGTGTTGCACTCATAAATTATCCAAAATGTGATGCCATCATAGCGCCCTCTGATCCAAGAGAGCTTCTTGCATTAAGTCTTGAGTTCTGAATAGCCATAACGCCTCTAGATCTTGATGTTGCTGCAACTTCATTGTCTTTAAATCCTGCTCCAAATAATGGTTTGTTCATACTTCCCTGCATAGATTTTAGCGCATCTTTACCAAAATTGACGCCTCCCATCATCATCTTTCCTACGCCTTTACCAATGTCATAGACCATAGAGGCTGTACCAAATGCACCTAAAGCTTTTCCGGCAAACTTTCCGTATGTGCCTGCGTATTTTCCAGCCATATTAGCTGCCATCTTATAATCTTTTCTAGCAAAAGCGTCCGCTCCAAGTCTTCCTGCTGTACTTCTGATTGCTTTAACATTATTAGATTTAAGCAGTTCCATAGCATCGTCTACATAACCCGTTGCTCCATAAGCAG